CTTTTCTTCCTATCCATTTTTCTTTGTTTGGCTTTTTTATTTGGCATTTTCTAATTTCTCCAACCTTTTTAAAATATCTTTATAGTCTGACATAGAAAATATAGGAGGATGAGCATTTTTATTCAAAATAGCAACCTCTTTTTCTAATTCTTCAATATACTTGCCTTGTTTAGCAACTGTTTTTTGAAGTTGTTTCATTTGAACATCAAGCTCATTATCTTCTTCAACATACTTACGAAGCTTATTAATTTCTCTTTTCTTCATAACCTGTTTTAGAATAATATCTATTGTTTTCTTAGCTATCAAACCTTGTAACATAAATCTCCTTAAAATCTAAAATCGTCTTTATTAAAAATATTCTTATCAATTAGCATAACACCACCAAAGAAAAAGATTGAGAATCCTATTGCAAATAATAATACTTTAATCATCTTTACAATCATCCCACTTTTTCAAATCTAACATAGGCAAAGGTTTTTCTATAAGGTGGTCTTTTAGCTTATCATTTTGAATAGCTACTTTATTTCCACCTTTTACAAAAGCTTTCCCATCTGCACATCCTACCTCATATATAAATAAAATTGTCTTCCATAAACCGACTCTTACTACCCTTGCAGGTCTACCATCAAATATAATAGTATCGTCAGTATTTAAATCATCCCCTGCAAATACCTTTATAGCTTCTATTGCAGTTTCAATAGTATTTCTACCTATAAGAAAAATAAAAGCAACAGCTGCCATCCATCCATATTCGCCAATAAGTCCTTCTATTGCTTCTTTTTCCATTATTCTCCATAGATTATCCTCTTATGAGTTCTCCCCATAAAGAGGTTTTACCATTTATAATTTGTATAATATGAACTGTAAATAAACCTTTTTCAAAAAAATCAACTATTGCAAATGCGTGAGCCCAATTAATTCTTCTATGATCAAGCCAATCATTTGCTTCAGCAGACATATCCTTGAGGCATCCAATACTCCAAGCTGATTTAGCACCATCCATATGTGTAGCAGACATCTGTTGAAGGTCGTGCCAATGTCCATACATAACATTACAACCTAACTTTCTAAGATGGTTTGCAGTATGATATTGTCCACCATACTGATGACCGTGATACATATATAATTTACCAATTTTAAGATGTTTTCCAAATTGATGATATTTGTATCCTCTACCTTTTAAGTCTACTGCATTTTTAAATAAATATTGTGGGACATAGGGGTATTTTTCAACAGACATATTAAGCCAATTGTCGTGATTACCTTCTGTAATATGCCTTTCTTCGCAATTAGCTTTATCAAGTGATTCATCAATAATGTCCATACCTGCATTGACATCCTTAACATCTTTATCAAAATCTTCTATTAAAAATTCTAATGGGGGAGCTTTCTTTCGTTTATATTTCCAAGCTGAAAAAGCACTCCATTCCCCAACATCTCCTAAATCTACATAAATGTCAGGCTTTACTATCTCTATTGTTTTACATAAAACATTAATGCTTTTAACATCGTGTAGTGGAAAGTGTTTATCAGGAGTAACTATAGCTCTCTTGATAACACCTTTATCCCTTAAAGCCATATAAATTCCTCGTTTATTATACTATAATTTAATATAGATTCCTAATTATTCCTAATTTCCCTAAGAAGTCTAAGCCAAACACTAAAGAATACTCCAAAAAGTATTCCTATTCTAAGCCAAATAGGTAACATCTCAACATAAGATATTCCTATTCCTGTAGCTCCTTGTGCTATAGTTCCTAATTTTGAATCAACTATTGTTTTTAGTGTGTCCATTTATACCTCTTAATGTTTCGCTAAGTTCCTTAGCTCTGTTTGGTGTTTGTTTTGCCCATAAGGAGTCAAGCATTTCTACTGAGGCATCCTCATATTGTTCTGTTTCTAATAAGTATATTGTTTTTTTGAATTTAGAAAACCCTGAAAGACCTAATTGATAACACATATTAACAATAACACCTTTAGCTGTATCATCAACATCTTTAAACCAAGGAAAGGCAATTAGTATTCTCTGAAGAAGTTTGTGAAGTTTTTTCATTAAAATTAGATCTGCTATATCTTTATCTAAAACTAAATCTTTAATAGCAAACCCATATCCTATCGTATCATAACCTTCTGTGCATTTATAAACCTTAGGCTCAAAACCTTCGTGTTTTTTAATATCTTTTACAATATCGGTAAGTTCTTTAGGCATATTAATATTCTATATGAAATATAAACTCTAAATCATCAGCACCAAAGTCAGTTCCACCTGTTCTGTCAATACCTGCAAAGTAAATGCTTGTTGAATCACTTGCTGCCTGCCATAACATAGGCATATCTCCAACAGCAGTAGCATCGTGATTAAGATGAACAAGTTGACTATTTATTAAATTTATATCATTATCCCCTGATTCTGTTTCTAAAAACCCTATTACTCCTGAAGCTTTAGCTAATGCCTCTGTCCACAAACTACCTGAACCAACAGCATCATTTATTGTTCCTAAGTTTACTTGATTTTCAGTAAATACAAGGTCAAAATTAAAAGAAGCATCTTTATGGTTATGCAAATATGCTCTTACTAATTTTGAGCACCCTCCATTGTGAGCTACTGCATTTGGTATTTCTGTTGAGTTAAATAAAACATCTCCATTGGCATAAGCAGTACCTGCATCCATTGTAGGTGTAACTCTTATAATCTTTCTATTTGTTCCTCTTATAATTCCGTCTTGCATTATTTATCTCCCTTATCTTTTTTAGCTTTTTTAGGAGCTTTCTTTTCTTCTTTTTTAGGCATTTCCAATTCCATATCAAATAAACCACTTTTTTTCCATAAATCTATTCTATCTTTACTTGCCATATATTCTGTGTTTGTCATTTTTCCTGAAGGACATTTTTGTCCTCTAAATATTACTTTTATATCTTTCATTGATTCTCCAATTTGAATATAAGGGGGAAATAAATCCCCCTTATAAGGTTAATGTTAGTTACAACTGATTACCAAGAAGTTGTTCCTTCTTCTACAATTCCCCAACATTTAGTTTGACTTGCATCTTGAACTAATTTAGCTCCACCGATGTAATCGCCCACTAATTTATGTGCAATATAATCAATGTCATATTCTGAATTAACTGTAGGCTGTTTACTGAAACCATAAGCTAAAGCAGATTTATGAACTACAAATCCACCAAGAACATTACCATTTGTTAATGCTCCATCATCTGAATCAACTGCATCATTATGATTTGTTGATGTAATGTTATTAGATAATACTACATCCATACCCATTACACTACCAACTAAACCATTTGGTACATCTGCTGCTGCTGTTTTAGAAATATGAATAAAATCATCTATTCTAAACAAAGATGAGTATAAAGTTGGATTTAAAACTAAAGTACACTCATTAAGTGGACAATCGTTTTCCATTACAACTTTACTGATGTGAGCCAATGTAAGTGCATCAATAGTTTTAGCAACTGTGTTGCCTGCAATATTAATACATTCAGTTGTTAAAGCTAAAGCAGCTTCAACTTCTGTTTCAAATCCTAAAGCTAATTTATAGCCAATAGAATCTGCATACATTGATAATAGATCACTATTTGCTTGAACTGCACCCATATCTTCAACCATAGCTGAAGCATATTTATGTGAAGTTAAAGCTAATGCAAGTGAATCCTCAGTTGCATTTGTATAGTTCACAGGAACGTGAGGTGCTTTAGTAGCTGCATCTGCTACATCTGCTACAGAAGGTATATTAACTGTATCTCCACCACCTGAAACTAAACTTGACAAATCATTTCCTAAATTTGTCATTACTAAGTTCTTTTTAAACGAAGCTCTTACTGCTTGCGACCATATTTCAGGTATAAATACAGCTAATTCTGTATCTGAAGCTTGAGAAGCAGCAGGATTCGCTAAACCTGTACTTGTTGCCATTTTTTATCTCTCCTTAATTATGCTCTCTTTTTAGGATTTTGTTTATACTGCTCTATAATATTGCCCCAATTCTGTTTTAAGGAATCTTTATTTCCCCAATCAACAGGTTTTTCAGGAGCTTTACTTTTTGCAGTACCAACCACCTCAGGAGCATTTGGTTTTATATTATTAATTTTACTTGTTACATATTCAAGAGTTTCTAAATCTAATTTAGATAAAGATTCTCTATCTTCTTCAGGATGAGATTCTAATAAAGATGCTCTTTTACTTTTCTCATATTTGATCCATTTTTCAGCATTAGCAGATAAACTTTCAGCTTCAGAAGAAGCCTTTTCATATAAGGTTTTAAATTCTTCTTTTTCTTTTAGCTTATCTTCTTCTTGCTTCTTAAATTTATTCTGATATTCAAGTAAGCGAGCTTCTGCATCCTGAGCTCTTTTCCTATACTTTTTGCTTTCTGCAATTAACGACTCATTAGAGCTATCTTGAGTTGTTTCTGTAGCAGGAGCTTCACTAACTGTTTCTTCTACTGCTGTTGTTTTTTCTTCGGACATACTGCCCTCCATTTTATATTATTTTAAATGTATTTCACATATTTTTGCAAAATAACTATATATAACTTAAATTAATTATAGGTAATAATGCAAATTATTGAAAGAATCATTAGAACAATATAAAGAAAAGTGGTTTGATTTTATGGGGTATAAACCTCATTTTGGTCAATCAAAGCTGCACTTTCCACTAAAAAAAAGTGCAAGGTTTTTTGTAATGGTCTGTGGAAGAAGATTTGGCAAAACAACTGCATCTGCTATGGAAGCAACTTATTATGCCTCTCAACCTAATAAAAGAATATGGCTTGTTGGTCTTTCTTATGATAAAGCTGACTTAATGTTTAGAGAAGTTTGGCAAAAAATGGTTATAGGTAGGCAAAATGATATAATAAGAGCTTCTGAAAAAGATAGAGTTATAAAATTTAAATGGGGAACTACAGTTGAAGCTAAATCTGCAGATAACCCTGATTCTCTTGTTGGAGAAGGATTAGATCTACTTATAATTGATGAGGCAGCTAAAGTTAAGAGAAAAATATGGGATATGTATCTATCTCCCACATTATCTGACCGAAAAGGAAAGGCAATATTCATAACTACTCCTGAAGGTTTTAATTGGGTGTATGATTTGTATCTCCTCGGCAAAGAAGATGAATTGTGGGAATCTCATCAGGCACCATCTTGGGATAACCATTTTGCCTTTCCTGACGGCAAGACAGATCAATTTCTTCTTGAAAGAAAGAGAAATATGGCTAAAGAAGTATATGAGCAAGAATATGCAGCTAAATTTACTTCATTTGCAGGTCGTGTTTATCCTTTTGAAAGAGATTTAGATGTTGGAAAGTTTCCATATAATCCAAACTTTCCTACTTTTTGCAGTATAGATTTTGGGTATCGTATGCCTGCTGTTGGGTGGTTTCAAATATATAGAGTAGGTGGAGTATACCATATAAATATGATAGATGAGATAATACATAAGACAAATGTAAAGACAGATGCTTTAGCAGATATGATATTATCTAAAAAATATAATGTAAGAAAATATTATGGAGATCCTGCAGGTATGCAGGCTCAAGGTCAATCAGGATTAGGAGATATAGAGATTTTTAGAAAAAAAGGCATAATAGTTCACACAAAAAAGGATAAAGTTTCAAGAAATATTGCCTCAGGTATATCTCATTTAAGAGGATTCATAGAAAATGCAGCAGGAGAAAGATTTTTCCATATAAATGAAAAATGCACACAAATAATGAAAGATTTAGAAAATTATCGCTATCCTGAAGCAAAAGAGGGTGCAGATTTAAAACCTGAGCCTGTAAAAGATGGTTATCACGACCACGGATGCGATATGATAAGATATTTTTTTATAAACCAATTTCCAATTAAAAACAGAGAATTTAAAATGAGGGCAAGATGATATACAATTCAAATATGACAGCAGAGCAAATAATTAAAAAATCAGTAGCAGAATCTAAGTATTTAAACCAAAAAGCAAGACGAGATTGGGTTAGAAAGATGCTTGACTACTATGGAGGCAATAATACAGCTCCATATATTAACAGATTCTTTGATTCTAAGGCATTTCAAGAAATTCCTTGTTATAATGCTAATTTTACAAGAAGATTTGTTAATAAAATGAGTAGAATTTACACAGTTGGAGCAAATCGTAATGTAAATAAGCAATATGATCAACTTGCTATCAAGAAAAATGCAAGAATGAAGCATATTGAGAGAATGACTCGATTAATTGGAACTGTCGCTACTCAAATTATATATAAAGAAGTAAATGGAATGGCATATTTTGATTATAGACCTGTTTATTACTTTGATGTTCACTTAAAAGATGCTTACACACCTTCTGCTATAATGTATCCTTTATTAATGCACCCTGAAGATATTTTAAATACTGATAAATGCGAATGGGCATATTGGGATGAGTCAATTTATGCTCATTATGATGAAAGTGGTAGAATTATAGAGAGTTATGAACACGGATATGGTGTTTTACCATTTTTATTCACTCACAGAGAAGAACAAATAGATGAGTTTTTTGTAGACGGAGCAAATGATATAGTTGATTGTAATGAGCAGGTAAATATAGCTATGACAGAGATGCAACTTGGTTTAAGGTTTCAAATGTTTGGACAACCTTATATGACAGGTGTTGATTCTGATAAAAGAATAGAAAGAGCAGGTTCTGACCAAATAATTGACCTACCTGAAGGTGCAACCTTTGATATTGTATCTCCTGCAGGCAATTTAGAATCAGTTATTGAGAATATTAAGTTCCAAGTTGATTTAGTTGCTCAAAATAATCACTTATATGTTCAATTTGCTCAAGATGGAGGCGAAACACCATCAGGAATAGCTCTTAAAATCAAAGATTTAGAAAGATTTGAAGATTATCAGGATGATATAGAGCTTTGGAGAATGTATGAGCACGAATTATACTATATTGAGAGAGAAATAGCTGCTTACAACAATGTAAACCTACCTGAAAAGCTAAAATTAGACTTTAATGAGCCTGAATACCCAAAAACAGTACAAGATCAGATAATGTTAGACGAACATAGGTTAAATCACAATATGATTAACGAAATTGACCTGTTAATGGAGTATAATAAAGACTTATCTTACAAAGAAGCTGAAAAAATTGTAGAAGATAATAAGAAAAACAAAGAAAACGAACCTTCAGAGCCTATAGAACAAGAAATTAGCGAGTAGTATGAAAGTTAAAGTATCAATTAACTATAATCCTGCTAAATTAGTAAAGGCTTTGCCTGAGATGATTCAAAATCTTATAGAATCATCAGGAAATTCAACTGCTGACCAATCAAGAAAAAATATAGACAAACAAATACATAATAAACCCTTAACTCAAATGACAATAAAATCAAGAAATGAAGGCAATCATCCGAGTGGTAAAAAAATACGAACTAATAGTGTAATCCCCTTAAAATGGTCAAAGAATCTATACAATGGAATGAAAGGCACAAAAAAAGGTTTATCTATAGCTGATTATGGTGTTTTGCATAATGAAGGCATATCAACAGGTAAAATTAAAAGACCTGAAAGAAAATTTATAGAATTTAAGGAAAGTGAAAAAGGAATTAAGAAATTTCGTCAAGATTTACAAAAAAACCTTAGGAAATAAGATGAATACAAAAGATTTTAACAAAATGTTAAAAATTATGACTGAGTTAGATAAATTAATCAAAAAGTATGAAGATGATTATGTAAATATGGATGAATTTAACATTTCTGATGCAAAGCCAATTTATATTCCTAATGATGTTTATAATGAAATGTGTATTGACTTAAATGTTCAGTATATAGAACTACTCGGTGTTAGCTAACTCTGCTGCAATAATCTTGTCTTGCCAATCTTTTCTTTGAGCAGGTGTTGGTCTACGACCTTTTAATGGCTCAACTCCAACTGCTTTAGCTCTTTTTCTCCACTTATACCACTCTTTTTGTTGTTCATTATATTTAAGTCTTTTATCTTCCTTAGCTATAGCTTTCTTATTTAAAAGATTTTCTTTTCTAATTCTTACATTTTGATCGCCTTTTGTTCTTTCAGGCAGCGATTCAAACACTATATCCTCAGCAGCTTCAACAATCTCAGCATCAGCCACGACCTCAGCCTCAGGAACACTTTTAAGGAATTTCTCAAATGGAGAGTCCACAGTTATATTAATGTTTTTAACTAATTTACCACTATGCTCTAATACCAATCTACCTGCTTGAACATTGCCTGCCTGAGCCTCACGAACCATAGCATTCAACACACTTGGAAGCTGCGAACCAAACTCAATCATATACCTATCATAACAAGCATCTAAAAAATTCGGAT